ATTATCGTATGAATATTCTATTGATGATGCTGAAGGCTCTGTCAAAAACCGTGGGCGAACCCGTTTAATGGTGGAAAACTGCTCATCATCACCAAAAGTATTCTGCGTAATCGATGAACTTCCAGGCGCACCAGTTAACAGGTACAGAATATTATCAGTGCCGATAATGCCCGCATTGGCCGTACCAGCGTTCCAAAGAGGTGAATCAAAGGAGACGTCCGTAATATCGTCAATCGTTGCATAGAGGTCGCTTAAATCGGTCGTAGCACCGTCAATAATAATACCCGCAGGGTAATAAGTTGCTGCAGCATGAATGCTCTGTGAAAACTTGCCCCATTTCTTGGACCGAATGTTATAAACCAGTGCCGAATCTGGATGATTATCACTCGCGGTATTGGAAACAAAGTACCAGGTGATATTGCCGGTAACCGGGCTATAAGTCGCTATTGTTCTGTGATGATAAGAGTTGTCGGCATTCTCAAAAAACCATTCCCTAACACCTTCACCAATCGATACAGGGCGAGCGCCATCAAAGATGTAAAAGTCATCATTGCCCTGGAATGCCACAACGTCATGTACCGCAACGGCAGCATGACCTGAAGCGCAACCGATATCACCAGGTATTTCGTCAAAGTCCCATACAGCCGGTGCGCCAACATAATTTGCAACGTAAGTGGTGTTTTTCTTGAAGATCAAGAACCCATCGGAAAACGGCAAAACGCCGGTAATATCACCACCACCAACCAGACGACCAGAAGTGGACTGCGTGGAAACCGCTTCAGTCCAATCGGTATAGTCGTTATAGGCACAGCAATGCCAACCGTCATAGTCAGTAGACAGGTTAGCGGCCATCACAAAGCCCTGGTTAGTGGCTATATGCTTGGCCTGTGGTGCGCCTGATAGGTCAGCAAAGGCACTTGATCCTGTTGTGGCGTACTGCATGGCATCGGCACGATTAGCGGCTAAGGTAATGTTTCCGTATTGAGCAAAAGACCACCGATCTTCTACACCACAAGAATACGCACCACCTACAGCCCTGGTTCTATCTGTCCATGAACTTGATCCGGCTTCTTCTAAAGTGTTATCCGTTCCGGCATAGGTGGTTTTGTCATCAGACAAATCAGCCACTACAACCAGAGAGTTAACGCTATCTGAAACCGCGCTTAGCCCGGCATCCCTGGCTGAATACTGCGGCCTGAATCCCTTGGTGGTTGGGATAATGTTTGATACGTCTTTCAATGCCCCTGGTGTTGTGGGGTCAATGTCCGGCAGAAAACCGATAAAGGGAACCATTAGTAACCCCGTATAATGTCAAATCCACCCCTGATCGTTGGGTGGTCAGTGCGTAGCTTTTTCAGGGAATTTAAACTGCGGTTATTGGCCTTTTTCAATGCGGTTTCATATAACTGATACCAGGTATCAATACGTGCATCATTCTTTATGTATGGTTCTGCCTGCAACAAAGTCCCATACAGGTAAATGCTGGGGTATTCGGTCAATATGTCATTGGTCGAGTCTGTGGCGATATCCAGCGCCTTGTAATAGGTCATTACAAAGCTGTAACTGGTGTCAGCTAATCGCTCAAAGTTAATGCGATTGGTCACAGAATAATATTGCGGCCTGCCTGCGCTTGCGCCGTTCTGCTGGTCTTTCAAATCTTCATGATGTACTTGTATCAGTGAATTTCCCTGGTCGTCATTAAACGCCAGGGCTTCTTTAAAGCCTGTCGGCTTCGATACATACAGTTCAGTAGTCGATGGCGTAACCGTGGCTTCTGTAATCATGCTGGTGACACGTAAATCGTCATTAATATACGACTCGGCAACAGTGATAAAGTCGGGAATCTGTGCCGTTAGGTCGTCACGGTCAAGCCAACTGGCTACTGCTGTTTTTAGTTCTTCATAATTACTTAGCGGCACGTTTTTTCCTCACTGGCTTTTTCTTTAATGCTTCGACTTGAGCCTCAAGAGTTTCAATGCGCTTCACAAGCTCAACAGCTAGCCAGTCAGGTGAAGTCATGGCTCTTTCTCTGATTTCTTGTGCGTTCATTTCTTTCTCAAGATAAAAGTAAATCGCTCATCAAATTCTTTAGCATGGATGATTTCAAAGTCACATTTGAAATACGGGCGATAATCGGTCATCACGGCTGCCCTGTTGTAGCGGTCACGATCAAGAAACAACAAGTTGCCCTGTGATATCACTCTGGTATGACCAGGGTCTGACCAGGCCCATATCGAATCCCACATTGGAGTGGTGGCAAAGACATGACCACCAGGGCGTAAAATGCGTGAAAACTCGTCAAACTGCTTAAAAAAGAACTTCCAATCGCCCTGCTTGCCTATATGCTCAAGCACTTCATAAGCATGGATTTCATCAAACGATTCATCCTCAAATGGAAGCGGCATATCTTCCAGATTCCATACCACATCGGGTTCATTTTCTGAAGTCATGTCCAGGGTAATAACATCCTGCCATTCCTGCGGCTTGCCATATAAAGCCATTTGTTTAGTGGTATCACGGCCTGATCCGAGCAGCAACTCAGTACCTTTGACAGGAGTGGATTTAAAATCAACTGTGTTATCGATGATCATGCGACTTTCCCTTTAGCAGATATTTCGCCGCCTTCTTCTAATTGTTTTTCGATAAAATCAGCTAGGTTTCCAGAAAAACCACCATGCTTGAAATCAATGTTTGTCCAGATCGGTATCGGCTTGTTATATTTCTTGATGTAGTCATCACAGAAACAGAAGTCCTCTCCGATAAAGCGTCCTTCTTCATCGATCTTGGTATAAAACAAGTTAGGCAGCTCGCCCTGATCTTTCGTGCGGTATTTAGGTGCTTCTGCGGCCATTTCTTCCAATACCTCACGGGAGATACATAAGAATCCTGTTGGAACCCTGTCGGCCATTACCCAGTCATCCTCAACCCATACACCACCTTTTTCAGGATGCTCTGAGAACTTCACTGGGTATTCTTCAGGGTCTTGCCTTTTACGGTAAACACCGGCACAGATCGGCAAGCCTGATCTTACTAGACCTATAAAGGCGTTAGGTGGAAACTCCAGATCAGCGTCTATGAAAAACAAATGCGTAGCATCTGGAAAATCATTTAAAAACATCTTCACATAGATGTTACGGGCCATGTCGATAAATGCGCCGTTACTCATGACAGAGGCATTCATCTTTACCCGATACAAAGGTGATACGAAAGCCGACTCTGCTAATGATTGGCTGTAACCTGTATCAACCTTGCCATCATAAGCCGGTGTACAGACTAAAACATCCCAACGGCCATTCTCATCAACTTTTTTAGCCTTGCGGCGGTCACCGAGTTTTTTACTCATATTTCCTCCCAGAAATTAGGTGGGGGAACGAAAGCTCCCCCGATATTTGCTCCAACCCTTAAAAGCTGGGAGGAGACTATTTAAGGATTAAAGCAAATCCTGCTCGTACATATGACGGTTTGCTAGTTCAGGGTACAAACCATCAAACCCGAACAAGATATCCAAACGACATGGAACAGCGTCATTGCTGATGTCGTACTGGCGAGCCAGTCGCATACTGATACCATCCATAGACTCACGCGCACCCCATGCGCCGTATCTGGAAACGTCTTCCAAGTCAGCGGTAGCGAACACAAACGCATCTTTGTGGAACTGCAAGTCCTGACCAAAGGCAGAAGAGGCCGCGCCAATACGAGTAACAGTCAAACCGTCAGTGTTAGCGCCAGTCAATGCACAGTTCTGGTAAGCATTACCCGATCCATACATAAGTGCTGGCTTAACAGTTACCGTGACTGTGCCAGCCGTAACTACAGTCTCAGCATCCTGCACCACAAAGGTTTTCAATTTACCCAGCGAGGATTTGGTTTCTGGATGAATGTCAACGATACCATCGGCAAGCGTACCAAAAGTGAGAATGTCGCCTGCTGCAACAGTACCTCCAGATGTAGCGCCATCGATATCGATATTAGACTGGGAAGCCCATGTGTTAGTAGTTGCTGAAGTACCCAATGTAGCACCGGTTGTCAGCGGTGTACCAGCCAGAGAACCAGTGGTATGCGTTGGGGTCAGTGTGTTTTCGTACACATCAAAACCACCAGTGCGACCCATAGCGCCTTCACGATACAGTTTTTTGATCCCGGTAGAGTCATGGAACAGACCCTTAACAGCGTCACCGAACTCAACTACTGAGTCGGGAGACATAACTGCAGCACGATTACCCAAAGGACCGAGTTTGTTAGTGATGTTTGCACCACCCTGCTGAAAACGCTTGTAGGTGATAAGACCATCAGTTGTGCCGTTGGTGTAGTTGCTAACCAACTTATAAGCATCTGCCATACAATCGCCTTCTATCTTGGCTGCCAGTTGTGACATAGCAGGCGAGATAATGCGTTCAGAAAAGTCGTCAAGACTCATGGTCAGTTCGACAGAGGTGAACGAAACGTCAACACCATACTGGCTATCGACGGTCAGAGGAGTTGAGCGCTCTACGTGATCCTGGGCACTCAGAGCTGCGCCAGTACGTACTGAGTACTTAGAAGGTTGTCTAATGTTCAGTGACGTACCGATTTTCGCACCAGTTTGGGCGAATTTATCGTCATACTGACGGTTAACATTACCTAGGAAGTTGCATTTTTGATGAAGTACGCGCAGAGCTTCACGAGTAATCATCGTCGGAGTAAGAATTGAATTAGCCATTTCGGGCCTCCATCTAAAGGGAAATTAGCGCCATCACGACGCGATTTGTTTGTTACGCCACTTCAACCACTCATCGGAAGTCATCTTGTCTGGGTCTTTCTGGACCGTGGCTTTGCCGCGTACTTTTGCGGCAGGCTTTGCCTTGGTCTGTGGTGGTGTTGTGGCTTTCTTCAAAGACTGGCGATACATCATTGCATCGTGCAGAGCTTTCACCATGCGCGGGTCAGAAATGGTCTGAAGTTCACTGTCTTCAAAGCCATAAGTCCTGCCATGCTCGGCAATAGCGGCTGCCTTTGCGGGTGACCAGTCTGGAATGTCTCTAGCTAGCTCTGCTTTCCCTTGTTCCAATCGCTTGGCGTAATAATTACGCTGCTCCTGGAGTGCTACTTGCTCTTGCTGCTGTATTTGTTGAGACAAATTCTGTGAAGCATCTTTCAGTTGTTGATACTGGAAGAATGCTTGTTGTGCTGATGCCGGGTCTTCTTCTGAAAACTGGCTCCAATTCACATTACTGTACTGCTCTAACTGACTTTGCAGTGCTGCCAGTTGTGCATGCCCCTGGAGGTTTCGCTGTTGAGCCTGAACGACTTGTTCGAATTGCTGTTGTTGCGCTTCGAGTGCTCTTCTCTGCTCTGAGACTTCCTGGGTTTTTGTGGTGTAATCGGATTGACGCATTACAGCGTCTTTTAGTTCCGGTGGTACGCTGTATTTTTCACCGTTGTACTCGATTTCAACAAATTCAGGTTCTTCGGCTACTTCCGTTTCATCTTCATTCGTTTCGATCTCTTCGACTTCTTCCTGAGACCCTTCGGCAACTTCTGTTACTTCGGCAGTTTCTTCAGGCACAAAGTCATCCTGGAGTGCTTCCGCTTGTTCCATGACTTTTTCCTTCTAAAGGGACACACCACCGGGTGGTGATGTGATTCAGCGTGTCTCACGACAGGCTTGAATTAGGCAGCAAGGCACATCATTACGAAAACAATGTCCTGATCTTCTATGCGTTGTTGTTCAGCTTTTAGTAGCTCTACAAGCTCGTTGTATTCCTGTTGTTCAATCTCAGCTTGGCGGGCTTGTGCTGCCCTCTGAGCGGCATATTCAACAGGGTTATAGGTTTGTTGGTCCTGTAAAAACTTTACCAGGGAATTAATGGCTTGTTCATGCGTTGGCTGATAAACCAGGTTGCGTTGCTTGAAGTATTGCTTTGCTTCAGTAGCGGCTTGTTCAGGCTTGATTTGACCTTTCTGAACCTTTTTAACAACGCGGGTAATTTGATCGATTTCTGGCTTGATAATACCAAGCTCGATGCGTTGTTTTTTGATTTCTTCCTTGGTTGGCTGCCAAGCCTGATACCAATCCCCGGTAAAACCACCGGTATAAGTTTCAGTCTCTACCTGGTGCGTTATCGATAACTGACCTTCACTAATGATTAGCTCATCAGCTATCGGAGTGACATCAACTGGGCCGGCCTGAACAACAGATAGCGTTCCTTCTGTGATAACCAGGTCATCTGCAACCGGGGTAACACGGGTTTCTGTTTCAGCGACAACGGTTAAAGTACCTTCGCTGATTACCAGGGTGTCGGCTATCGGCGTAACATCGACATTTATCGGCTGGTCGATGGTTAACGTGCCTTCGCTGATGATTAAAGTATCAGCAACTGGCGTTATTCTAGACTCTTGCTCTGCCGTTATGGTCAGAGTGCCTTCGCTGATAACAAGCGTATCGGCTATTGGGGAGACTGAAACACCGCTTGCCGCCCCTGTTGATATTGGTATCAGGTAGTCGTTGGCGGGTTTCAGGAAGGCGTAGGGGTTGCTATTCAGGCGGGCTATTTCTTCGCCGGATAACGCTCGATTCCACATTCCCCCGAAAAGAACTTTTGCATCAGCTACCTCATCATTTTCCCTGCCAGTTAGACTATTTGTAATCACATCAAACCAATTAACACCATCAATAACTGGGTCTATTGATCCTGTTTTTGATGTACCTCCAACATATTCCCCATCCTGATAAATTTGCATATTACTGCCGTCATAGCGGCATGTTAGCGTTACCAGATCACCGGATGAAAATGATTGCTTATTTACATCCAGATTTGTTGCGCTTGATGTAAAAAGCCTGAATCTCCACTGCGTAGAAGATACATTAAATACACGGAAACCCTCAGTGTTACCGCTTGTCGTATCTAACAAAGTATTAGCTATAGCGCCGGTATTGGTTGTTGACGATGAAAAGTTAGGTATAAATACAAAATGCAGTGTTAGCTCATTAGCAAGGCTTGATGCTACACTGGCTGGAAAGAACATCCCAGGCTCTTCGATAGTGCCTAATGCTGTGCAATCTGCCGCTAATCCATGATATGTAGAAACTAATGAAAAATCGCTGCCTAATGTTGCTAAATTGTTGCTGGCTGGATCGTTATTAATTCCAGGCAATGCTAGGTTAATCAACCCCCTAGCCAGCGGATGCGACAAGTCAATATCAACGCGCTCTACTGGCTTGCTGGTAAAGACTTCCTTGCCTTTGATGAAATAGGTCATAGCTTATGCGGCAGGTGCTATGGTGCGGGTACGGACATTCACATCATAAGTGATAGTCTGACCACAGTTGTTCTCGGTGATGAACTTGTCATTAGCGTCAACATTCGCCACACCGAATAGATACTGATCCTGAACGCCTGTAATATCATCCAACGTAAACGAACCAACATAATGCGCCTTAAAGGTCGCTGTTGGGGTTTCAGCAGGATCACTATTACCATCAGGAATGCGATAAAGATCAACTGTGCTGTTTTCATCGGGCGCAGTAGCCGCTGCTGTGATATTCAAATGAAAATCCAGTGTTGGATACAACTGCTCTGCCGCTGATAGTGAAGTGCCATCAATAGCTGTTTTTGTTCCTGTATCTACAGCCCCATTAGCAGGAGAGGATGATCCGATGACTGAGTGCCATGCTGCACTAACTGCTCTACTTGCTTCATTAGCCATTATACTGCTCCTGATTCACGATACATGATCGCCATTTGAACGTGACCGGCTTTAAGGCCAGGCCATACAGGTTTACTGTCTTCACCCAGGCTAAGGATTGCCGTTTTATCATTTGCATCCAGATAACCATCAGTGATCAGGTTGTCCAGTACCGAAGTAAGCTGTACCTTGTAAGCAGGGTTTTCAGTCAGTCGATAAGACTCAAAGTCAGCAAAAGACAATCTAGCAATCTTTGCACTATCGTGTGCGCCTTCTTCAATAGCCAGACGCTTACCTACCAAGGTTAAATAAGCCTTGATGTCAGCAGTCTGTATGTCTTTATCAACCGTTTCAGTTAAAGCTGACAGTCTTTCAAATGCCTGCTCGTATGTTTCGCCATCTAATACAGCATCGGCGATTGCTGTGTAATTGACTTTCATAGTCATACCTTACGCAAAGGTAAACAGTGTGCCGGAGTTAATCGTTACATCACCATCATCCAGGTCAACAGGAGCAGAACCATCTGATGTCATATCAACAGCACATAACGCTAAGTCGCTTGTTGATGTATCGGAGAATATAATTGCTGTGCGGATATCAGCAGGGCCACCCGTGCCGGCAGATGTCCAGACCACCTGCCCACTGGATACTGTAACCGTGCCACCTGCTTCAGCAGCAGATACCGTGATTGTGGCTGTGTTTTGTGTATAACCACCACCAGTAGAACACTCGGCAGCAGAGAAATCTGAATAAGTCGGTGTTGCCCCGTCTGCATCAACTGACCCATAAGCGGTCGTAATCAATACAACCTTGAAACTATCAGCGTTGATATTGATCGATGCTGCATCTGTAGTAGATGCGCCAAAGTTCAATAAAACCTTGCTCTCGTTAAAAACCTTTACATCACCACGTGCCATTATGATTCCTCGATTTGTCCTGTGTATGTGCCAGAAGGTGCATCAACAACAATTTCACCATCCTGCACTATTGCGTTATAGGTTTCACCACTAGGCGCGGTGATGCTCATTCTCTTGTTGCGTATATGGTCTGATAACTGCGTGATGTTATTGACCAGCGCTTCCTGGTTGGCTGACTGCTGGTCCTTCATTGCCTGGATAGATTCTTCTATCAATAAACGGCGATTTTCTTCGCGCTCTTGCAGTTCAACCTTGTATTTCTCCATTTCGATTTTAGCCATGTCAGCAGTGAACTTACGTTCTGAGTCAATAGCTTTGATCTGGATTTCTTCCTGTTTGGATTTTTGCGCTACTTCCAGTTGCTTGATCTGTTCATCCTTTTCAGCCAGAATTTGCTGGCCCTGCTCAATCACCTGTGTCAGCTCGGTTATCTGCTGTTCAGCCTGGGCAATAGCGGCCTGCGCTTCAGGTGGCAGACCATCCATGTTCTCCATCTGCTGGATTTGCGGAGGCAACAGAATCTTTAAGCGTTTGGCAATCTCATCAGCACCCGGCCAATCGAGATTCTTAGCTACCAGGTCACCAATAATAGGTGCGGCTTGTGGAAATGATCTGAGCAATTCAGTCATCTGGGTCGCCGCTTCTTCTCGCTGAGTGGAGAATGATGGCCCAGTCTCAACAACCAGGTCGTATTTACCCACTGTCAGGTCATGCATTCTTATCATGCCGTTGACATCAAATTCCTGGTTAACCTGAACACTATCAGGCGTACCGTCATAACCCATCACCCGCATCACGCGTGGCTGATTGTAGACTTTTGGGATCAGGTCAAGGAGTACGCGACCTGCATAGCGTATAGCGCGAGAAAGATTGTCGATAAAATGGAAAGTAGATACATCGCCTTCTCGTTGTCTTGCGAGAATAGCTTTACCAGACGTTTCCGCGCTTGATGCACCCAAAGAAGCATTAAATAACCCCATGATTGATTTCAAATCGTCAGAAGCATTCATAGCTTCCTGCATACTTCCAGCATCGACCATGCTTGGTGGTGTCTGCTGTGGCGGTATAGGACCGTCATACTCGATAAATGGATGAGTATCCTGGTTTGCTGTTTCCCATTTTTTTGCATCGGTATCAAATGCACCTACAGGACCAATCCACGGAGCCTTAGTCGCTAATGCGACCTTCTCTGTGGCCGCTGTACGCCAGTAATTGAAGTTTCTCTGGCTGTCCATTGCTGGTCTGGTTAACGACAGAAAGTGCCGTTTACCTTCAACGATAACTTCATCACCAAAGCAGGGAACAATAGGGATAAACTTTCCAGGCCAATCGGTTTCTTCCAGCACTTCAGCAGAAGTGATAATTCTTTGCTTAACCTTGTAAGTCTTGGTGGCGCGTTGTTCAACAATCTGGAACTGCTGAAAAAGGCCAGGATTGGACTCATATTGCTCCTGGTTGATAGTCATGCCATTGGACAGTAAGAAAATCTCTGTATCGACTTCTTCCCTGGTCCACCACTCAGCAACCCTTACCGTATCTTCAGTTACCCAACCTTCATGGCTTGAATCTGAATCCCAATCACTTATTTCTGCATTGGGATAAGATGATTTGAACTCATCATGGCTCATTTCTTCGATAACAAAGCAATAAGTCCAGTCAGAAGCGTCTACTTCCATGCTGTTTGGATCGAAATAAACACTCAAAGGGTTTGCTATGCGCTCAATTGACAGATCCATCAGGAATGAATCGTCGTAAGCGTAATCCATGTTGATGCGGAAAAAGCCTTCACCGCACGTTACAGCGGATTCCAGGGCATGATCATATGCAACACTAGCATTACTTGATGCTTCAATGTTGCGAATAATGCCGTTAACCACTTCAGCCGTTTCGGGGTCGGAATTATCGTCAACAGGATGTACTTTAATGCTTGGGCTATTCAGTCGCGCATCGTTAACTACCTGCCTGATGAATGTAGGCAAGCGGTTAATTGTCAAGCAAGGACGCCCTTCTAGCTCTCTCTGGCGTTTTATTTCTTCAGGCCATTGCTCACCCATACGGGCGAACTTAATATCTTCAAGTGCAGCCTGTCGGTTCTCGGACCATGCGTCTTGAGCCTGGCTGAATTGCTTTTTTGCCTTACTGAGTAACTTCTCTGCTTTCATAGTTTCCTGCTGTCATCTCGACAGTAGCTAGCCCATCCATCCACCGGCTACTGGTCGGCGGCGTTGTGTATCTGTTTTTTTCCTTCCCAAACGTCGAGCGCCTTCACAGGCATAACGCAAGGCATCAATTGTGTGATTATTCTTATCCTCAATAACCGGCAGTATCTTGTCTGTCATCGGGTCTATCTTGTAACTGTATGACGCTAGCTCATCAATTACATGCTGACATCTAGGATGCACAACGATGTCGAATGATTTTAAAAACTCAATACCCTCTTCAAGAGATCGTGCGCCTTTGACCGCTGGCATAATCTTTGGATATCCGTTTTTCTGTAAGTGACTGATAGTTTCTGGCCTTGCCGAATCAGCAGTAATAACCCACTTTTCTGATTCAGGGACCGTCAGGAACAATTCAGGCGTATCAACAATTTCACAATTCACTTTGTACGCTTCATACGGAACGTACAATGTCCTACCTTCAATGAAGCACTGGACCAACACCGTAGGGTCGATTGAAAATCCCCAGTCCGCTCCCTGTCGTAATACGGCATCTTTTGGAACGTCGAATTCCTCCACCTTCCAGTTGTGGAATATACGCGCCTCTGAATTCTTTTGGTACGAACCAAGCCAGATATGCGAGTATTTATCCAGATCACGGCTTTTGTCATACTCCATTTCTTCCCTGAGTACAGCGGGGAATAAGGGGTTATCGGTGTAATTAGCCTCTACAACAATTGAATTAGGTGGTGGATTATCTCCGCGAAGCAGTTGATCTATTGGGTCTGATGGATCATGTGGATTCCAGGTAAACCAGAGTTCTGAACCATGCCTGCCGCCTTCGGGGTCTTTCCTGATTGTTGGTCTAAGCAGATCAAGTGACTTCTGGCTCATGTTTTGAGCCTCTTCAAACCAGGCTATGTCAAAACCTTCAAGCGATTTTATCGAGTCAGCGGTATGGTTCTGCATACCCTCAAAGATAATAATTCCATCGCCAGGAGTGACGATCCACTTATCTTTTATATCAAAATAATGACTAACCCCTAGCTTCCGTATCTTGTCGGATATTAATTGTTTTGCTGAATGCTTTAAATCCTTCTGCACTTCCCTCAAGCAAACGGACCGCAAACCAGGGTAACAAATTGCCTCTTCAATTAAGGCTTCTGCTCTATCATGCGATTTACCAGAGCCACGACCACCATGAGCGCCCTTATAACGTGCTGGATTAATTAAAGGCTCGAATACCGGAAAGGTCTTGAGCTTTAATACGCCATCAGAGTTTAACAACTTCTCTTACAACCTTCTGAATAACGATTTCCCCATCATCACCAGTACCTTCAAGAGTTGTTGGTTTTTCTGTTGGAAGGTATTTATCGATTAGCTTTAGTTTTGTATCAAGGGTGATTTTGTAACGTCCAACCATTGCCGCATCGATTTCGACTTCTGGATTGCTCAGTTTGTCAAGAATATCAACAACGTGCTGTACATGACCCTGGGCTTGTAATTGCTCTCTAAGTGCTTCCTGCCTTATGCGTTTGTTCTCTTGCGCTCTTGTTGCCGCCATAATTCCTCCATCCCCAGGATTCAATAAAGTTTTTCCCGGGTAATAAAAAACCCAGTGTCTTTCGACTTGCTGGATTGAATTGTGTGCATAAAAAAACCGCGCCCCTTTCGGATTGCGGTTCATAGTGGGCAAAATCGCCCATTAACACAATAATAGCAGTTCACTATCATTATGCAAGTGTTAATAGTTTTTGCCTATCATGCAGACATGAAAAGGCCGAGAAAGGTATTGGCGTACCTGACTCGGCCAGTGTCAGCAGTAGGTGGTTTACCTAAAACTAACGGTGTAAGTTTTTCTCCCTTACAGTTGTAATATATCACTTAGGTAATCCTAATTCAATAGCAAAGCGCTACATACGGTATTATTGCTGCTTTTCCCTTCTCATTTCGCTTCTTCGACAATGCTATTTAGCATCCTGTGATACTTCGATTCTGATATCCCCAGGGCTGTTGCCCGCTTGCGCGATGTTCCCAGGTCCAATTTGTTCAAACTTTCGGCGATACAGGGCAAAAACAGGTCCTGGAGCCTTTGATCGATGACAAGAACCATCCTGTGAAGCAATCCTAGCCTGTCTACGGCGTTTTCTACCTGAAGGTAGGCCGACATACCGGGTATGGTCACATCGGTCGGTAGGCGGCGATTTATGGAGTGATATCTTGGCATCATCAGTTTACGTTCAGCGATAGGTGAAGATTTGTCATAGCCAAGCACACCCCCGGTCTTTACAGCGACTTCAGCCCAGGTAGCAAGTACGTCCCTGTCACGCATTTTTTGCTAACTCCTGCGCCGATTCGAAATCCTCCAGATTTGTTTTTAACCCATGCTCTTCAAGCCACTTCTTGCATTTTTGATAAAACTCTTCCTTGCTGACTACCGGACATTCTCTTGCCCACATGACATAATCATCTCGGCGCGCATGTGTTTCTTTCGCGTTTACGTCTTTCCAAGTCCACAACCTGGTATCTGGATGGTCAGATAGGCGATGATAAAACTTCACCCGCTCATCTTTATTACGGTTATTCATATCGTGCAGTGTCATCCATTCCTTGCGATGGAATTTAGACTCACCACGATATAACTGCGCCTCAACCATTACATGATTACCAAAAAATGATCTGAGAAAATACTTTCTTTGCCGACTCTTGTTGTTAAACCATTGTTGATACGCTTTCTCTTGGATTAGAAGATCTGTCTTCTTTGACTTTAACC